TCCACAGAAGTGCCTTCCATTTGGGTTTAGGGGTCTCCCTGCATTACAGACTAGCGATACACTGACTGATAGGCATGATGTTTTCTTATCTTCATCTGATGGAAATACTGCATTTGGTATTGCAACAAACATCATGCACGTCTCCGGAGCAGCTCACGTCAGCGATCCGGCTCACAGAGTACTAGAAGTAGCAAATTCTTTAAATTACTCAATAACTTCATCGATCGTTCCACCTGTTCCGATGCGATTTAAAGTCACAAAAGGAGCAGCACCTTCTACTCTATCTGGTCTTTTAGGTAACCCTGGCGCAGAAGAGCTAGTTGATGGTCGTTATTATTGGGGAATTAAGACAACTAGAATTCCAACAGATGTTGAGGTTCCTGGAAGTAGTGGCATACTAAATGTAAATGGCTCAGATCAGCCAAATAGAATTATAGAAAACCTCACAAAATTTCTTGGTATTGCAAAAGCAGGCGTAGTTGTTACTGGCTCTGCTGCAGACCAATTTAACAGCAACAAATTTTCTTTGTCAAAGGTCGTTTTTGCGCAGAGAGGAACTCTTTCGCAAGTTCCTGCACAGTTTACAGGATCTGCAAATGAGCACATGCGTGATGCTTGCTACGTTAGAAACGGTGTTTTAACAACCGATGGAACCTACAAGATTCTGGCGCGCGATTCAAAATCAGGCGGAGACTTTGCTTCACGTTATTCGTTTGCGACTTTGATTGCATCAGGAGCAACGGTATTCAATAGATTTACTGAGTTCGCTAAATTTACAAATGTATTCTACGGTGGTTTTGATGGTGTTAATATACTTGATGCTGATCAGCGATTTTTCAGGGACAGAGCACTTTCTTCAGAGACTGGTGGTAAGGCTCAACAAGTTCCTAACGCAAAGCTCGGCGGCGGCTTACCACTTTTTAACGGCGCCAATCAATCAGGACACGGTTTAAGAAACAACTATGTGTCTTCCATACGGACAGCGATTGATATTATGACCGACCCTCTTTCTTCGAGAGTAAACATACTAGCAATCCCTGGAGCAAGGGACAAGAAGGTAACAAACCACGCGCTAGAAAGAACACGCGCTTATCAGAAGGCTATCTACATCATGGATTCACTTGTGTATGATGAAGATGGTAATCGTCTATATGATGATTCTAAGAAGAAAGTAGATGTCAGAGAGACATCTGAGCAGTTTGAAGGTAGAAGAATTGATAATAACTACGGCGCAACATTTTTTCCCGATGTTTTTATTAATGATAATACCAATAATCAAATAGTCAAAGTTCCTTCATCAGTTGCAGCACTGGGTGCGTTTGCATTCAACGATAGGGAAAAGAAACCATGGTTTGCACCGGCAGGATTTAACCGGGCTGGCCTTAATTTTGTTACTGCGGTTGATACAAGACTTAATTCTTCCGATAGAGATACATTGTATGATGCTAGAATTAATCCGATAGCAACTTTCCCTAGGGCAGGCTTTGTAATATTTGGACAAAAGACGCTTCAAATGGCAAAATCTGCACTTGATAGAATCAATGTTAGAAGACTGATGCTTGAAATTAAGAGGCTTATTTCACAAATTGCACAAGATTTATTGTTTGAGCCAAATACACCGCAGACGCGTGCACGATTTATAACCTCTGCAACGAGAATATTAGCACTTATTCAAGCAGGGGCTGGAGTTGAACAATTTAGCGTTATAATGGATGAGACAAATAACACTGAGGATGATGTAAATCAAAATCGACTCAACGGAAGAATAGTTGTTGTACCAACAAGGGCAGTTGAGTTTATATCAATAGACTTCATAATCACGAATAACGGTGTTGATTTTGTATAATAGAAAAGACAACATGAAACAGGAGACGACTCGATGGCAGAGTTAACATTTAATAGTCCAGGTGTATATACGAGGGAGATCGACCTCTCACAGCCAACTACCACTGGACCAACCGGTGTACCAGCTGGCGTTATTGGCTGTTCGTTAAGAGGCCCAGCCTTTGTACCAGTAACAGTTGCAGATTTTCAAAGCTTCATTAGCGTATTTGGCAATACTGATGGGGAAAAATTTGCACCAATGGCAATGCGCGAATGGCTAAGGTCTGCAAGAGCTGGTACTTTTACAAGAGTTTTAGGTGTTGGCGACGGCAAAGCTAGAACTAGCACTGGTAAAGTCACTAACGCTGGTTTTGTCGTAGGTGGACAGCAAGTAAAGGCCAATGGCTTTTTAGGCGATAATCCTTATGCTCACGCAGCGGCTGGAAACTCAAACATTAAAAGCTCTAAGGAAGCAGAGACAGCGGTAAAAAGAGGTGGCGCACCTGGAAAAACTTATATGCTTGGTTGTTTCATGTCAGAGTCTGCCGGATCTACAATATTTCAGGACGCCGGGATGATTAAGGCTGACCACGGAAACGCTGCTCTGACTAAAGATCAGAGCGTTGCAATAGTCCGCGGTGTTATTCTCGCAGCTTCGGGTGTAGTTCTAACATTGAGCTCTACTCTTGGCACGCAGGAAGATGGCTGGCCAAATACTTCGAAGGCTGCTTTTAATAACTTTGGAGGAAACTCAACTGGACGTTTACGCGGGAATCCTCTTGGCGATGTGGCAACTGACGGCACTCAAACGTTTCAGCTGCTTTTAAATGGCTTAAAGGATAAGTCGAAAAAAGTTAAAAATTTAAGTTTTGATCCAAAGAGTGATTCATACTTTGCAAAACAACTAAACAAAGAGCCGACAAAATTACAAGAAGAAGGCCTTGTGTTGTATACACACTACGATGTAAGATCAGAGCACGCAGTGCCAAAACAACACCGAACCACTACCTTTAAATTTGCAGGTGGCGCAGTCAGTAGACAACAAGACACTGTTGCTGTAGGTTTTATCTTGACAAGTTCTGAAGGAAGAAACAGCGGCTCACTATCGAACTCATCTGTTCAGATCAGAACAGGCAGCGTTGGATTTGTAGGTCGTCCAAATTTTGAGAATTTTGAAGATAGATTTACACATGCCGCTACACCCTTTGTTATTTCGCAAAAGTTTGGTGGGAAAGCAAGGAGCCTGTTTAGATTTCACGCCATTGATGCTGGCAAGGTCGGCGCAGGATCATACAAGGTAACGATTGAAAACATTAAAAAGGACAGCGCGACAAACAACCTATATGGTACGTTTGATGTCTTAATCAGAAAGATCGATGAGACTGACGCTTTAAGAAGCACACCGGTTGATTCATTTTTAGGATGCGATTTAAATCCTGCATCAGACAATTATATCGAAAGAAGAGTTGGATCACGCAACGTATTTTTTGATTTTGATAAAAAATCCGGTGGTCAAAAACTTGTGGAGGAGCCCGGCTATCCAAACAGGAGCAGCTTCGTCAGGGTAGAAATGTCTGATTACATGAAGTCTAATCCAGATCCATCTGCAATGCCCATGGGCTTTAGAGGAATAGGGCACCTAGTAACGTCTGGATCTGCTGCACCTAGAGCTGGAGCACAGAGCCACTTCCGACATAATCAACTCATATTTGCAATGGGGCCATCCGGATCTCACGCACTTGGCCACAACGGACGGCCTCTACAACAGTTGCGTCAGCCGCCAATTCCAATGAGAGAGCACATTGCAAATGATACTAACGACGGCATCAATGGAGACCTGACTTGGGGAATTCAATTTTCGGTCAAGGATAGCCTAACGCAACCAAACAAGGCATCAAAGATCGACGCAAGTATTCTTAGTTTTGTTAGGCATTTTCCTGGGCACATGTTAGCTTCACAGCCAGCATTTGTATCAAACAATCCCGGTACACCAGATGCTGGTGGATCAATATTGGATTGTGACAGATTCAATAATAACCAATTTTCTCTTGAAAACATAGAGGTTATACAAAAAACTGTTGAAGATACAACAAAGCCTGATCCTGACAATTGGTATAAGGCAAGATATAGGCGAAATAAGAGCCTTGTTGGCACTCTGACCGACGTTCTCGGTGTTTCGCGTACATCTAGATTCTTAACAGCAGATGATCTGACAGATACGAGCACACAAAGATTCGCTAAGTTTACTTTTCCGTTTGTCGGCGGTTTTGATGGATTGAATATCTTCGACAGAGAAAAGTCAATGCTGTCAGATCTTGCAGCTAGAAGAGAAATGGGAGACACTAACCAGGGACAAAAAGATGGACCTACTGTCGCCGCATTCAGAAAAGCAATTGACATAATGGAAGAAAGAGCAGATGTCGACATTCAGGTGCTTGCTATACCAGGCTTAAAGATTCCTGCAGTCACTGACTATGCAATTGCTGCAACTGAGCGTAGATTCGATGCAATTTATATTATGGATATAGAGACGAAAGATGCCAACAACAATTTCATGACTTCGTCCGGACCTCCATTTGCAAACGTACAGAATACTGTGAATCGTTTCGCATCTAGGAACTTAGATTCATCATTTGCAGCAGCTTACTTTCCTGATTTGATGGTCACAGACCCAGGTATTGATAATGCCCCGGTACAAGCTCCACCTTCTGTTGCCGTGC